ATCTGGAACGCCCGAAACCTCCCTTGGTTTAACGCTTTTCAAGACTATTGTCTTTATAGCATGAACACTAAGGTGCTGGGCTTAATCCGGCTATATGCTGGCGTTTCGAACTCTTATCCCAATCTGCATGGTGATGATCTTCTCGCAGCAGCCTCGAAAGATGCCAAAAGCGTCTTTACGAGAGCCCTGGACATGATCCTCTCACTGACGGAATGGGAGGACGATGAAGGACGCACGAAGGAAAGAAGTTTCCTACAGCTAAGTTCATGGTCTCGGTACCTTGTTCTAGGTCGTCTCCATGCCATACCCGAACCCGCGGGGAAAGTGCGAGTCGTAGCCATGGTAACATGGTGGGTGCAATGCCTATTGTACCCTCTTCATTCTGAACTCTTCAAACGGTTGGCTCTCATCCCTCAGGATGGGACTCATGACCAGCGTAAACCGCTGGTGCTCCTTGCGAATGAAGTTAAGAGGATGTTAGAGGCGACGGGACAGGCGCACGTGTACTCGTTCGACTTGAAGGCAGCAACCGATCGGATCCCAATTGATCTACAGGTTAGGCTCTTATCAAACCTCTTGGGAGGTCCTCTAGCTAGAAGCTGGAAGACCATCCTTGTAGGAATCCCTTATCACACCTTGCGTTTAAAAGCGCGGTGTGGTAGGGGTGGAGCCGCCCTCAGATACAAGGTGGGTCAGCCGATGGGTGCTTACTCAAGTTGGGCAATGTTAGCCCTTGTACATCACTTCCTGGTCCAGTTCGCAGCCTATAAGGCTGGTCACCGCGGTTGGTATCCGTTCTACGCAGTCCTAGGCGATGACATTGTCATCGTTGGAAAGGCGGTAGCTAGACGATATCGGGAAACATGTGAGGCTCTCGGGATCACAATCGGTCTCGCGAAGTCCCTCACATCATCCAATGGGACGTTCGAATTTGCTAAGAAGTTCTATTATAGAGGCGAAGATGCTTCACCACTGTCGGTTCGTGAATACTGGGTGGCCTTAGGGTCACTTCCGGCATTCGTCGAATTCGTCCAGAGGGCGAAGTCCGTCAACACTCTACTTAGACTTTCCGATGCTCTTCGAGCGTACTCAAAGGGTTACCGGGTCGTAGGTAAACTGACCGCTAAGTTAGCTGATCTCGGGAATACCCGTGCGGCGAATCTCCTCACTGCTTTATTCCTTCCTGGGGCTCCCTTTGCGAAGCCGTTCCTCTCTATCTTCTCGCCGACCAGTACGGGTATCAGACTAGATGAAAACCTAGTAGATACACCAATAACGGAGCGGAGGGTAGCGAGTGCGTCACGACGTTTAGGGGATTCCATCAAGGAATTTGCTGGGTCACATGCCAAAGCCGCGAAAGCCTTCCTCGATGAGGCCATAGTCCGAGGACTGGGGGTCTCTAGAGGGCGGTCGTCCCGATTGTGGGCGGGCATGATGGAAGCGGGGCTTGCCCCGTTCCTGTCTGCACAACGTGCAATGGCTATCAGTGATCGGGGCCGGGAGCTAAAAGCTCTCAGCTCCATAGGGTCTTACCTCCAGGTGGGAAAACTCAACTCCAAAGGACTATTAATCCTTCTAGAGAAGGTAGTACCACTCTGGACGCATGCCATGTCGGATGTGGGAGCCATGCCTCTGCCTGAGGCGCTTGTTCCACAGTTTAGTACCCTGAAAAGGGCTAAGCTGCACAAGCTGCTGAAGTTACGCGTGTCACTCCTAGGTCTTGCTTGGCGTCGGGGGCCCAAACAGCGCATAAAGGAGCAACACCATACAATGAAAGGAAAGTAGACCATAGCGGGGAAGTCTGGCAGTCTCTCCTTGAAAATCAAGAAGGTATGCTCGAGCTAGCCCCTCGTTAAACGGGTCCTTGCTATGGAGTTTCTGGGAAACAATTAGGAACTCGGG